CCGGTCGGGCTCCATCGCCACGAGGCGGAAGATGTCGAGGCCGAGTTGCAGCGACCTCTCGGAGAACGGCTCAGACATCGGCGTGGCCCTCGTCGAGCAGCGTCCCGTCGTCGGGGTCCGGGGTCAGCCGGTGGGCGTGGTCGGCCCGGAAGGCGTCCACCTCCTCGGTGGTCATCACCCCCATGCGGATCGTCAGCGGCGCGGGGCCGCGGTCGGTGGTCATCTCAGAACCTCCACAATGCCGTCGATGTCTGCGGGGCGCCAGACGTAGGCCTCGGCGCCGCTGCAGAGCAGCGCGCCCAGCACGGCGTCCTGGGCGTCGGTGGTCCTGCCGCCGTCGCGCTTCAGCTCCACGAACAGGACGCGCCTGTCGCGCGGGCGGGCCAGCACGAGGTCCGGGAAGCCCGCGCCCATCGTGCCGGAGACGGGCGTGCGCCAGCCCCTCGCGGTCTGCGCCGGGCGGAAGTGCGCCCACAGCCAGCCCATGAGGGACGCGAGGTCCGTCACCTGCCGCATGAACTCCTGCTCGGTGACCTTCGGACTGCCCTTTGCGGTAGTTATGTCCATGTTGACAACCTCGGTTAGACTGGGAGCAGCTAGCCAGCCGAGCCAGCGAGACAAACCCTCTGCGTCTGCGGGGGGTTTATTCATCTAGCAAGCTAGCTGGCATGCTGCAACGGGCTGCTGGTCAGGGCAGCCTGGAGGACTGGCTGGGAGGGAGCGCCCTTGCGGGGGCGCTCTCCCTGTTCCTGGGCGGCTTCTCGTCGCAGCTGAACTCGCTGCAGCGGGCGAAGGGCTGGTACGGGTTTCCCGTCCGCTTGCTGACGCCTCCCGGCACCACGCGGCGGGAGCGGTGGACGGGGCAGAGCCAATCCGGGTCGGGGTTGGCCTCTGGCGGGCCGCTCTGGACGGGCTGGGGCGCAGCGTTCTGCTGGGGCAGGGGAGCGGGCGCCGGCTGCTGGACGGGCTGCGGGTCGCACTCGGTCACATGCTCGGTGAGCAGCTGGGCCAGGGCGACCATGTGGTCTGCCATGGCGCGGATCGTTTCCTTGTCAGAGGCCATTGCGGAGTCTCCAGAGTGAATGGCGCATGCTCCGCTGGTGGACGCGCAGCGCCTCCACGGAGCGGGTGAACGAGCCGCCGCACGCGCAGCGGTCGATGGACTGGCGGTGGTAGCGGCAGAGGCGGGACGGCGTCTGCGTCATGCACAGCGGGGCGGCGCAGCGGCTCACGCCGCCACCAGCCCCTTCCGCCAGCGGTGGATGGCGAGCAGGGCGGCGACGGCCTCCCGCGTCCGCTCGGTCACGATGATCGGGACCTCGGACACGCCCTCGTCGGTGACGTGGATCACGGAGAACCTGTCGGGCCACGGCATGCCGTAGAGCCGGCCGTCGACCTCCAGGAACTCGGCCATGGCATACATGCACAGCTGGAGCTCGCAGGAGTCGGTGTAGACGCGGTTGCCCGTCTTGTAGTCGGCCAGGACGGTCCTGCCGTCCCGGTCGTAGGCCAGGAGGTCCAGCGTCCCCCCGTAGCCCAGGTCGCGGTTGACGACCATGGCCTCTGACGCGCGGACCTTCCACCCGCACGTCGCCCACCAGTGCGTGTAGTTGTCCACGCGCCGCATGGCGCCCTCGGAGAGGGACGGAACGTCGCCGCCCGTGGCGATCAGGTCCGCGATGCGGTGCACCTCGGAGCCCAGGGCCGCCGCCTCGTCACGCTTCCACGCGGAGCGGGCCGTCAGCGCCCTCAGGACGGCCTCAGGGCCGATTTCGGCGACCATGCGGGGCAATGCGTCACCCATGGCGATCGCGGCCTCTGCGGTCATCCTGGACGCCCACGCCATCAGCGCCGGCTTGTCCAGCATGCCGATCACCCCGGTGGCGCCGGGGTAGGTCACGCCGTCGTAGGTGTAGTGGTGGCTCGCGGAGCGGGTTATGTGGGTCACAGCCCGAGCCCCTTCTGCGACAGGCCGGGGGACACGTAGTGGTCGCCCTGGCGCCAGTCCGGGTCGCGCTCGGCGGCGGCCCGCTCGTTCCAGCAGACGGCGTGGGTGAAGCCGGGGTAGTCCGAGCCCGTCCAGCCGCCGCCGTAGCGCCCGTCGGGGATGTAGTCTCCGGTGCCGCCGCAGACCGGGCAGGGGCCCTCCTGCTCGCCCTTGGTGTGGACGCGCCTCGGGGTGCTCACTTGCCCCACCCCCACGCCAGCTGGTTCTCGTCCTCGCGGGGCGGGGGCGGCGGGGCCATGAAGTAGACCGCGTACCCGTCGGGGTGCGTCGCGGTCCTGATGTCGTTGCCCGCCTTCTTCAGCTCGGCGATCCGGGCCGCGAGGCGGAAGCAGCCGTACCAGCGCAGGGCGTCCACCGGGGTGAGCGGCAGCCCCTTCTGCAGGTGCTCGAGGATGCGGTCGGCCTGGCTCATGACGCCGGCTCCACGATGGCCGCGAAGGCCCTCCGCGCCGCCGACAGTGCCGCCGACCATGACGCCGACAGTGGCGCCGACCGTGCCGCCGACAGTGCCGACGGAACTGCCGCCGACCATGCCGCCGACCATGCCGCCGACCATGCCGCCGACCATGACGCCGACCCTGCCGCCGACGGAACTGCCGCCGACCATGCCGCCGACAGTGCCGACGGAACTGCCGCCGACTCCGCCGACCCTTCCGCCGACAGTGCCGCCGACAGTGCCGCCGACCGTGCCGCCGACAGCTCGAAGTCCGTGGCGAGGCCTCCCGCGAAGCGCCGCGCCGTGTCGATCGCCTTCCGGCAGGCGTCGCGAACAGGCCCCTCGGGGACGTTCCCGATGACGGACTCGGCCCGGTCGGCAGCGAACAGGCGAAGGCTGCGCTCGTTCCACGACTCCACGACGCGCACCAGGCGCACGGCCCGCGCGCCGCACTTGTCGGCGTCCTCGTACACGTCGCCCTCGACCTCGGCCTCGCAGACGACGGGGCCGATCCAGTCGAGCAGCTGGTCCGCGCGGACGACGTGGAAGACCCCGGCCGTGCAGAGGTCGTCCTCGCGCAGCGGGCGCCTCATCGGACGCTTGCGCTGCCACGCGCCGGGCGTCCACGAGCCGTCCGCGCCCTTGACGGGCATGTCCCACCGGTGGCCCCGCTGGGGCGTGGTGCCGTCGGGGTTCAGGACCTTGTAGTACCTCACGACGCCACCACCAGCAGCGCCACCAGCGCCGCGTAGCACGCCAGGAGGAGGCCCGTTGCGGCGGCAACATACAGCGCCGCGTCGAGCAGTTTGTGGACGTTGAGTGGACTCGTGTGGGGACGCGCGTGCTGGTACTTCCGATAAGGCAAGTTATCGACACGAGGCGGTGTGGAGAAGTCCCCTACCCGTCGTCGCTGACGGGGATGCGCTTGGACCACTTCGGTACTCCAATCAGGATGACCTCGCAGGACGGCCTGCGGCCGGCGCGCAGGGGCGCGTGGCGGACGTAAGGGTGCAGGCCGTTCGCGACAACTCGGATGGCACAGCCGCAGGAGCGGCAGACGTAGTCGCCGTTGCGCCAGATCGCGGAGGGACGCCGGCAGCGGGTGGTGCTGCCCCCGCGTGCGGACACGCGGGCATGGGGCATGGGGTCCTGCAAGCCTTTCTGCAAGCCAGCAAGCCGGGGGAGGCGGCGGGGGGGCTTGCAGGCCCCCGCCGCATCGGAGAGCATAGTACTCCGCCCCGTCAAGTACTGCGCGCTGGCGTGGGAAATCCCGTCAGGCGGGCGTGACCCGCTGGCGGGTCCACAGGCCGAGCACGACGGCCGTCACCGCGAGGATCGCGCCCGTCTGCTCCGGCGTCAGCCGGAGGCCGAAGGACACGGCCAGCACGATGACCGCCTGGACCAGCGCCAGGACCATGGCCGGCTCGCGGCCCCACAGGGTCCCCATGTCACACCTCCCTGACGGTGACGCCCGTCCCGATGCGGACGTACCTGCCGGCGAACTCGCCCGCGGCGACCTTGGCGACGTAGGCCCAGCCGCTGTTGAGGCCGTTCAGCCTGATCTTCGGGCCGCACGGGGCGCTGCTGGCCCTCGGGCCCCAGGCGTGCGTCGTCCAGCCCGCGATCCGCGAGCCCGACATGATCGCCACCATGACCTTGGCCCGCGAGGCGATGGACAGCTGGTAGTGGTGCACGGCGGCGGGCGCCGCCCGGTGGGCCAGCGCGTCCAGCTGGGCCTGCGTCCCGTTGAACAGGTCCAGGTCCAGCGGGCTGCCGCGGTACTGCCAGAAGTGCCACCCGGCCAGGTGCGGGCTGCTGCCGCCCGTCCAGTCCGCGACCCACAGGAAGTCCTGCCCCCACTGGGGATAGCCGCTGCTGGAGTGGTACAGGCCCCACTCGCGGCCCGCGGCGTGGATCGCGGCCCCGAAGTCGCGGGCGGTGGCGTAGTCGGGCGCGTCGGCGCCCTCCACGTCGAGGGCCAGCAGGTCGGCGCCGCGCGCCACCTCGAGCAGGTGCCGCGCCTGCCCCGCCCCGTCGCCGCGGTGCCCGAAGGCGTAGGCGCCCAGGACGATGCCGGCCTTCCGCACGTTGGCCGCGTGCATGGCGTACTTCGGGTCGGTGGTCTGGCCCTCGGTCGCCTTCACGAAGCAGAACGCGAGGCCCGCCAGGCTGGGGGTCGTGCCCTGCCAGCGGCTGATGTCGATTCCGCGGAGTGTCATTTCGCCACCCCCAGCAGCGCGATGATGGCGCCCACCAGCGCCGCGACGATCACCGGGTCGCAGTCGTATGACGGCACGAGCGCGTCCAGGATCACCATGAGGGCCAGGACGCCGCCGAGCCCCACGCTCGCCCCGATACGGGCCGTCCGGTAGTCCCCGGCCCGGCTGCTACGCCGGTCCACGGCGATGCGCCAGGTTCACGGCCCACACGATCGCCTGGTTCATGCCCAGGCCGAAGACCCAGCCCCATATGAAGCCGATCAGAACGTCTACAGGGTGCATCAGTAGCCAGCCTCCGTGAACTCGATCTCGACGACGACGGAAGCCCCGGCCTGGGCCGCCACGTTCTTGAGGGCGATGCCGTTGGCCGCGCCCGCCGGGATGCGGAGCCCCTTGCGCCGGAGGCTGTCGAAGTTCCACTCCGTGAGAAGGGCGCTGCCGCCGCCCACCGGCACGGTCTGGATCAGGGCCGCCGTGTGGACGCCGACCTGGACGCCCTCGGTGCCCTTGACGGTCGGCAGGGTCATGGCGGCGGCGCCCGAGGCGGCGTCGGAGGTGTCGAGCGCCGCCGGGGTGACCGAGGTCCCGCCAGTCCCCGCCGTCGTGAGGCGCACCAGCGACAGCGGGGCCAGCGCCGCGGTGGTGGCCGCGACGTACTGGAACACGCTGATCCGGCGGACGTAGACGTTGAGGCTGGCCCCCGCCATCAGCTGCATGACGTGGGCGGCGGCGGTGGCGATCGACAGCGAGCCCGCGGCGGCGATGTACGTCGCAAGGTGGTGCTCGCCCGTCAGGACGACCTCGTCCTCCACGTTGTTCGCGCCGACCGTCCGCTGCCACGTGTGGAGCTTCGGGCCGGCCCCGCTGGTGACCTGGACCAGTGACTCACCGGGCATATGTCGGCCTCCCCTTGGCGTAGGCGTAGGACGGGGCGGCGCCCCCGAAGCTGACCGTGTAGTCGCAGCGCCCGGACGGGTTGAAGGTCCGGGACACGGTCCCCACGCGGTAGGACAGCGTGCTGGGCAGGACGGCCCCCACGCCGAACTGGACCGCGTAGCCGGGGTGGACCTGCGCCTCGGCGTCGAGCAGCCTGAACGATCCCCGGACGGCGGCGCCCCCGTAGGTGGCCGCGAGGCCGATCGCGTCGCGGGACGCCGCGCTGGTCGCGTTGGGGTCGCTGATGGTGGCCGTGGGGCCCATGACCGGGGTCCCGGTCACGAAGCCGGTCCCCGCGGCGTTCGCCCCGGTCACGTAGGCGCCCCGGACGCTCGACCCGCCGTCCACGGTGTACGCGGGCGACTCGGCCACCACGCCGGCCGACGTGTCCTGCGCCACGGCCAGCGTCGGGAAGTCGGACGGCAGCACGGTCGCCCCGTACTTCCAGTCTCCCTGCGCCCACAGGCGGACGCCGTGCCAGAAGTCGACCGACAGCATGAGCGCGAGTGGCGGGCCGTCGGCCAGCGCCGCCTGCACGGCCAGGGTCTGCGTCCAGAGCGACTGCAACGCCTGCCGGAGGGAGCCTGCGGGCGTGGCGTACGACCCCGCGTTGATCATGCTGTACCAGGAGGTCGGGAACGCCTGCGAGCCCGTCGAGAATGTCACGCCGTCCGCCATCGCCCGCAGCGGCGACTGCGCGGACAGGGAGCCCGCCGCGATCAGCGACTGGACGATCTGCGCGACCGAGTACGAGGGCGAGCCGTCGAACGTCATCGCCGGGACCTGCATCCAGTCGAGCAGCGCCTCCGCGCCCGCGCAGCGGACGGCGATCCGGCGGCCGGGGGCCATCTGCGCGTAGTCGAGGGTGACGACCCAGCCCGCGAACTCGGGCACGTCCGCCTGCGTGTCCCACAGGACGACGGGGTCGCCGATCCGGGGCGACAGGACCGCCCCGGGGTCCTCCAGCGTGAACGTGAAGTCGCTCACCTGGCCGTACGCGGCCTCGTTCAGCTGCCACGTCGAGATGGGGGAGTAGCCGTAGACCTCCAGCCCCGCCACGGTCAGGCAGCGGCGGTGCTGGACCGTGCCCTGCTGCTGGGAGACGAGCGGCGCGAGCATCAGGACGGCGCCAGCTGGGCGCGCCAGTAGAGGCGCTCGTCCACGATCCGCGCGACCTCTCGGCCGTCGAGGATGACCGGGATGGTGACGGGGGAGCCTCCCGCCGACTGCGGCGCGTTGGGGCTGATGTAGCCGGCCGTCTGCGGGATGAAGTACTCCGGCCGCGTCTCGCCCACCCGGTAGACGCCGCCCGCCTCGACAGGCCCGCCCAGCGCCCGCGCGCCCGCGTGTACCGTGGTGCGCACGTCCACGTTGAGCCGCCCCGTGGCCGCCTCGAAGGCCGCCTCCAGCCCGTCGCCCAGCGCCTTGCCGAATGCCGCGCCCGCCTTCTGCGCCGCGGCGATGGCCTGCGCACCGGCCCACTGGTGCTGGAGCGCCGCCAGCTCGTCCTTGGCCTGCTGGAGGCGCAGGGCGGCGGCGTGCTTGTCCACCGTCGTGCGGGCGCTCTGGAGGTCCTTCTGCGCCTGGACGACCTCATCCTTGGCGACCGCGATGCGGAGCGGGAGCTCCTTCAGCTCGTTCTGCTGGGCCAGGGTGGCGTCGTATGCCGCGTACCGCTGGCGCAGCGTGTCGATGGCTGCCGCGGCATCCCGCGCCTTCTGCGCCGCCTGCTGGAGGGGCGTGGGCATGCGGGCCGTGGCCTGGACGCCCTCCGTGATCGAGAGGTCCAGGTCCTTCGCCTTCTGATCGGCCAGGGCGGTGTTGCGGGTGAACTGCGCCTCCGCGTTCGCCACGTCCTGGAGGTGCTGGTTGTACTCGTCCATGGACGCGCCCAGGTGCGTCGTGTTGTCGCCGGAGCGGCCCAGCTGCCAGTTCAGCACGTCGAGGCCGTAGCCCAGCTTGCCGACGTTGTCGGCCAGCATCCCGCCGACCGTGTCGGAGAGGTTCTGCGCCCTGGCGTGGAGCGCGTCGAGGGCGCCCGCCGTGGTGTTCGCGTAGGCCTCCGCCTGGCCGGCCACGGCCTTCTCGACCTCGGACAGGGTCGTCATGGCGTCGCCCGCGTCGCTGGCGTTGATGCCCAGGTCCTTCAGGATCTTCTTGTTGCCCTCCATGGCCTTGCCGATGGCCACCGAGGCGTCGGTCAGCGAGATGCCCTTGAACCGGGCGAGGTCCATCGCGGCGGCATTGACGCGCTGCGCCTCGGCCACGCCCTTGGTGATCGGCAGCAGGCGCGTCAGGGAGTCGCGCATGTCGTCGTCGGTGAAGCCCAGCCGCGCGCCCGTCTCGATGTACTTGTCCATGAAGTCGAGGCTGCCGCTGAACCCCTTCACGGACGCGGCGAGGGACGCGCGCAACCGCGCCTGGCTGGCCTCCTCCTCCAGGCCCGCCTTGACCAGGTCCTCCGCCGTGCCCACGACCTTGTCCATGGCGCCCTGCACCATGCCCCACGCCGATGCGCCGATGCCCAGCCCGATGCCCTGGATGATCGACTTGAACCCCTGCGAGCTCGAGGCCGCGTTGAGGGTGCTCTTGACCTTGTCGATCTCGGCGGACGCCTTGTCCTTCGCCTGGATCAGGATCGTGATGCTGTTAGCCATCGAGGTCCCTAGTCAGGTCCTCGCGCACCTCGGCCGCCCTGAGCTTCAGGATGCGGTAGGCCTGCCGGAACTCGTGGATGGCCTTGCGGTTGTGGGCGTGCCCCTTCACCCAGCGCGTCCTGCGCCGGCCGCTGCGCGTCCTGTACGTCTCGCCCTTGTGGCCCCCGTAGCCGCCCGACTCCAGGACGCGGGCGATGATGTAGGGCCGCTCCTTGTCGCCGCCGCGCGTCAGGTTGGGCGCCATGCGGACCTTGCCCCACAGCGAGCCCGAGGCGTACATGCCGCGGGCGTAGCTGAAGCCCTCGACGCCCTCCGCCGTCTCCCCGGTCCAGTCCTGGATGCCGGCCGCGAGGTAGGAGCGGACCAGCCGCTGGCCCTCGACGGCCAGCCCCTCCACCTCCGCCCCGATGCGGTGGCGGATGCTGCCGGCCACGTCGTTGCGGAACAGCAGCCCCTCGACCTCGCAGGACGCCGACATGCTAATCACGGGACGCCCTCGCAATGGCCGCGCGGGCCAGCCGGATGGTGTCCACCAGCTCGGCGGGGGCTGCGTCGAGGTCCGCGGGCGTCCAGCCGGGGTTCGCCACCAGGAACAGCGCGTCCCCCAGCACGTCATCGGACGGCAGGACGGACGCGCCCGCGGCCCACACGTCTAGCTCCCGCCTGAAGCGTTTGGGTCGGCCCTGCCAGTCCACAGGCCCAGCGCGGCGTCGAAGATGGGCGCCACGTCGGACTCCAGGGCCCTGTCCACGTCCGCGACGGCCAGCTCGTGCCCGTCCCGCCCGGAGACGTTCCACGACTCCAGATACGCGCGCACCAGCGCCGTGCGGACCTCCGGGCCCTCCAGGGCGTCCACGTCGGACGCGAGGAAGGCCCGCAGGACGGACTTGCGCTCGCCGTGCGTCAGGGAGTCGTGCAGGACGGCCCACTTGCCGCCCGGAAGCTCGACCCTCACGGGATGGCCGCCAGCGAGCAGACGATCAGCGCGCCCAGCGACTGCGCCGAGACGGTGTCATAGGCGATGTCGCCGCTGAACTTGTAGATGTTCACGCCGTTGTCATCGCCCGACAGGACGGTGGGCTTGGTCCAGTAGACCGGGATATCCAGCTGGGCGGAGTAGTTCGTCGCGCCCAGCGTCGGCCCGGTGGCCTTCAGGCGGACGAAGTCCATGGTGCCCGCGGTGTACTTGTCATAGAACCCGGAGACGGCCGCGGCGGTGGACTCCAGCTCCACGTCCAGCGTGCCGCCCATGTCCGTCTCGACGGCCTGCGCGGCCTGGAGCGTGCCGTCCGCGTAGTGGCGGGGCTGGGAGCCCGTGTTCCACGTCAGGCTGAAGGACCGGAGCATGTTGGCGACCACCGACGCGCCCGCGAGGCCGGCGAGGGTCGCGGCCTGCTTGATCGTCCACAGCTCGGCCGGGATCATGACGGGCTGGACCTCGGCCGGGGTCGCCGCGGTCACCTTGCTGGACTGCTTGCCGAACAGGTCGGCCTTCAGGTGCGTGAGCCCGCCCAGCTCCGTGGACAGCGTCCAGGCCGTGGGCAGGCAGCCCACGACGCGGTATCCCTGCGTCTCATCGGTGACCTCGGCCGTCAGGGGGCTGTAGGTGTTGCTGGCGGCGTTCTGGCTGATGAGCGTCCACGTCTTGTCCGCGCCCGCCCCTGCGCCCGACTGACCGCCCCGGAGGCCCGCGCTCAGAATCTGGATCAGGTCGTCATAGCCGATGCCGCCAGCGTCCTGGAGCTTGAACGTCGGGTCCTCGGTCGTCTGCGTCAGCGGCCGGCCGATGCGCGTCTTGACGCCCCGCGCGGCCTCGCGGTGGTTCTCCCAGCCCAGGCCGGGGTCGAAGATGCCGGTGGCGACGCCGTAGAAGCGCCGGGTGGGCGCGACGCCCGTTCCCCAGGTCGTCTCCTTGGCGAGCGAGACGCGGCTGAATGCCTGGGTTCCTGCCATCTCCTAGCCCTCCGTCTCCGGCTCGGAGGCCGGGGGTTCAGTCGTGAACGCGCCCGTGGCGACCAGCGCCGCGGCCGTCTCCGTGTCCGTGTCCACCTCCGCCGCGGGCACGCCCGGGAGGCTCCGGCCCTCGACGGGCCACAGGTGGATCGTCTTGGGCTTGGTCATGGCGTAGGGCTCCACGCTTCTGAGGTCTGCACGTCCACGTCGAGCTCCACGCCGTTGAACTCCTCGCCGCCATAGGTGACCTTCACCGTGCGCCAGGCCATGACGCGGGCGCTGGAGACGGACGCGCCCAGCTGCGCGGCGCCCTTCAGCTGGTCCACCAGCACGCCGATCCACTTGCGGATGCCCGCGCTGTCGCGGGGCATGTCCACGCCCATGGAGTAGAGGAACTGGAGCTTGAACTGGACGTTCGCCGCCCTCTTGGACGGGCTGTAGTCGAATGACCCGCTGTCGGGGAACACCAGCACGGCGGGGGTGGCGGTCACCTGCTGGGGCAGGTTCGCAGTCGCGGAGCGGACAGGGCCCTGGCCTGACGGAGGAGTCATCAGGCCAGGGCCGTACCGCGTGGCGATCGCCGTGGCGATGGCGTCCACGTCCATCAGAACGCCGACACCGCGTAGCGGTCCAGGGTGCCCCGCTGGGGGCTGCCCTTGCTGAAGTACTGCGACCACGGCGGGCCGGCGAAGCCGTCCGCGCCCACGACGCCGCTGGTGCCGTTGGACCGGTCCGTGTAGGCGGTCACGACGGCGTCGATGGCGATGGACTCGATTTCGGGCGGGGTGGCCGCGAACCCGAAGTCCCCGGTGATCGTGCAGCCGTTGGCCGCGTCCGCGAACTGCGAGACGGTGCCCGTCCGGGCGCCGCGGCTGATCTGCACCTGCGTGTACGGCCAGCCCTGGGGGGCGTCCTGCGCCTTCGGCCGGAGCAGTATGTCGCCGGCCGGGACCGTGGTGTACACCCCGCCGCTGTCGGGCTGGTGCGTGGACGCCACGCCCATGGACGTGATCGCCCGGACGCCGTAGGGGATGCGGAGGACGTAGCCCGCCCGCGTGTCGAAGGTGAACGTCTTTCCTGCGTCGGGGGCGAACTTGCGCCCGGTGAAGTTCGCGATCCAGGCGGACACCTCGGTGACCATCTCGGTGAGCATGGCGTCGTCCGTCGTGTCGGACACGCTGAGGCGCGCCTTCACCTGGGCGATGGTGCAGAGCAGGTCCGCCATGGGCTGGGCCTCGGCCAGAGCGGGCGGGGGGCGGTCAGGCCCCCCGCCTCTCCAGCTGCTAGGCCGCGGTGGCCTTCAGGCCGCCCAGGCGGGCGGCTGCCGCGATGTAGGCCCACACGCCGACCCGGACCATGGCCGGGGTGCCGGGGGCCTGCTCGAACGTGAAGCGGACGATGGGGGACTCCAGGACGACGTAGTCCTCGCGCCGTGCGAAGACGCAGACGTTGGCGGTGGAGGACCAGGACAGCAGCGTGCTGGCGCCCAGGATGCCGCCGTTCCCGCCGCCCTCGTTGATCGTGGCGTCGCTGTTGTACGCGCCGATCATCGGCATGTACGGCCGGCCCGTGGAGTCGCCCTGCGCGGCGAGGACCGCGTACAGGGCCGCGGGGATCAGCGCCACCTGGCAGTTCTTGAACCGGGTGCCGTAGTAATTGATGACGTTGCCCAGGACACCCGCCCAGGGGGTCGCTGCCGTGACCGTCACGCCCGACGCGGTCGCGCCGGCCTCCACGGCCGTCTTCACGACCGCCTCGGACGCCTGCGAGTACGCCTCGACAAGGTCCTGGAACACGATCTGATCCGCGGCCGGGTCGAGCCCGTCGAACACGGCCCGCGAGATGTCCGTGTATCCCGCGTAGATCGCCGGGGTGACGGTCACGCTGGTGGACGCGATGTCGGTCGCGGTGAAGGCCGCGCCGTCCGCCGCCGTCACGACGGAGCCCGACGTGGTGATCTTGCCGAAGATGCGCGGGCGCGCATCGCTCACCGGGACGCGGAGGAAGCTGTCGGCCATCGGCCGGCCCTTCATGATCCGCGGCGTGGTCAGGCCGGGAAGGTAGTCGTTCGGGTACAGGCCGGGGCCCTCGGCCACCAGGAAGTCGCCGGCCCGCTCCATGCGGTCCTGGACCTCGGTCAGGTAGGCGTAGTGCCTCTGCTGGCGCTCCAGCGCGTCGCGGTCGCCGATGCTGGCCTGATAGGCGTCCCGCATGAACAGGGCGCGGTCGCCGCGCTCCGTCAGCGCCGCCTCGCGGCCGTAGATGCGGGGGGCGACCGTCTGGCGGATGCTGCCGCCCGCCGACTGCGCCAGCGCCTGGAGCGTCGCGCGCTCCGCGGCCTCTCGGGTCTGCGGCGCCGCCGCCTCCGTGGTCTGCGTCTCGGGCGCGGCCTCGCGCTCCTGCACTTCCGTGTCTTCCGCCACTTCCGATCCCTCCAGGTCGCGCAGCATGACCCGCGCTCCGTCATAGGCCGGAGCAGACGCGCCGGCGATGCCGAGAAGCCGCGCTTCCCGATGGACAGTCACCCCGCCGCGCCGCGTGGTGCGGCTGGTCACGGGGTCGAACTCGATGGACACGCCGTTCAGGCCGGCCTCCACCTCGCGCAGGTACTCGTTTCCGGCCTGCGTGTCGAAGATGGACGCCCGGAACATCAGCCCTCCGGGGGTGTCCTGGAGGGCTGTCACCACGCCGTTGGGCGGGGCCTTGTGCCGCGGCCGGTAGGGGAGCCGCGCGCCGTCATCCCGGCTCATCCAGGCGGCGGCGTCCGTGGCGAAGCTGCCGGGGTCGAAGGACTCGCGCCCGAACTCCGCGGCGTACTCGGTCACCTGGCCGTAGGGCACGGCCGTGCCGACGATCTCGCGCGGATTGTCCGCGGCGATGCGGACAAGGGCGCTGCAGGACTCAGTCGTTCGCACGGGCGCCCTCCATCATCGGCATGGGCATCGCCGGGGCCGGGGCCGCGACGGGCGCGGGCGGCGGCGGGTTCAGGGACTCGGGGTCCTCCATGGGCACCAGCCCCAGCACGTCGCGGGCCTCATCGACGGCCATCAGGGCCTTGCCGCCCGTCAGCTGGTTGAGCGCCTGCGCCTCCAGCAGCTGCGAGGCCCGGAGCAGCGGGTAGAGGTCCATCTCCATCTCGCGCCCGCCAGGCAGCTGCGAGCTGATGGCGTCCTCGATGGCATCGACGTAGTTCTGGATCGTGTAGCGGACCAGGTCGGCGTTCGCCTGGTCGTTGCTCCGGTACGTCTCGCTGTCGCCGGCCGGGGCGTTCAGCAGGGCCGTGGGGATGCCGAAGTGGCGCCCGAGGTCCGCGACGAGCTCGCGGCGGGCCTCCACGGCCGACTGCGCGGTGGGGTCCGCGCCCAGGTCGCGCGCCCTGATGCCGCCGTCCATGACGGGGGCGTAGTCCGGGCCCTTGCTGCGCCTGTCGCGCCACGCCTCGGACAGCTCGGACTTCTGGCCCGGCTGGAGCCGCTGCTCCGTTTCGAGGACCACGCTGGTGGCCCCGCCCGCCTGCCAGAAGCGGCTGGCGTAGTTCTCCGCGGACATCGCCGCGGCCAGGCTCGTCCTGGCAAGCCGCAGGATGCCGGCCGCGTGGTCCGGGATCGATGCGTGCATGGAGCGGCGCAGGATGACCAGCTGGTCCGCGTCCACCCGCGCCCCGTAGACCCAGTAGACCTCGGGCGGGTACATGAACGGCAGCTGAGTCTGGACGGGCGTCACCATCGTGGGGTCCAGCGGCCAGAGGCCCATCGTGACGCCCTCGCTGTCCACGCCGCCGACCTTCAGCAGGAACGCCGCGTCATAGAGCGCCATCGACTCCACGACGCGGGACACCCAGTCGCGCCGGGTGATCAGCGCGGACGGGTTCCGCACCAGCCGCGACGGGGGCAGCTCGGCGTTCAGCCGCAGCTCGCGCCAGTCCAGCTGGGTGACGCTGTTGCAGAGGATGTCCAGGGAGCGCCAGACGGCGGAGAGGCCGTGCGCGGTGTAGCTGTCCACGGCGTAGGGGGCGACGCCGCCCCCTGTACTCGGGAACCCGACCATCCGAACCGGGGCTTCGACCGCGTCGCGCGCCATCGGGGTCGGCGGATCGGACACGCGCCCTAGCACGAAGTCCGTTACACGTCCCACGGTCCGATATTACTTGCTACTGTCAAGTAGCAAGTAATATCGCACGCCGATCGGCTATGCTGCGCCGATGGATGAGATCGGGGAGAGGATGCGGACGCTGGCGCTGGCGCACCTGATCGTGTTCGGGACGCCGGCCCTGCTGCTGTCGCTGGCCTACCTGCTGTACTACGCGCTCAGGTGATCGTCGGCCCCTGCCCGCGGTAGGCCATGGCGTGCGCCGCGAGGGTCATGGCGTAGACGGCGTCGATCGGCCCGCCCGACGCGGGCCGGCTGAAGCGGAACGCGCCGTCCGTGCCGACCTCGCGCCGGCTGGTCCAGGCGACCTGGGCGTCCAGCAGGGGGTCGTCCGCGGCGATGCGCCCGGACATGACCATCTCGGACACGTCCATGCACGCGGCGATCATGGCGCTGTTGCCCATGGCCTCCCACGGCAGGCCCGTCTCCAGCGCGTCCCGGTCGAACGCCGACGCCGCGGCCCCGCGGGCGTCATAGGCGGCGGTGGAGATGAACTCGGGGAAGTCGTGGACGGCCCGGATCACGCGCTCGGCCGTCAGGGGCGCGGCGTCGGCCCGTAGGTCGCCCACCACCTCCACGCCGATCCGCCCGTCCTCGCGCAGGCCGGCAGCGGCGACCGTCGCGCGCTCCCAGCCGGGATGGACGTCCACCCCCAGGCAGAACGGGGCGCCCACGCCCGCCAGGGCGCCCGTGGAGCGGCACGCGGCCCACGCCTGGAGCCCGAACGCGCTGTCGGCGACGGCGTCCACCCAGTGGTTCAGCCGCTCGCGCCTCCAGCTGGTGCGCGGCAGGCGGCGGAACTCGTTCTCGATCGCCTTCCGGGGGATGCGCGTGCCGGGGTTCGCCTGCCGAACGGCGTCCCAGTCGAGTCCGGCGTCAGGGTCGGCGGACGCCCACCAGGCCCCGTAGAACGCCCTGTCCGGGCGCCTGGCGCCCGTGGCCTGGCCGACCAGGTCGTCGTACAGGTCGCGCAGGACGACGGAGTCGCTGAAGCCGGCCGTGGACGTGTAGAGCATGAGCGGGTTGGGCTGGGCGGAGGTCACCGGCAGCAGCACCTCGAGCATGCCGTGGTCGCGCTGGGTCAGCACCTCGTCCCACGCCACGAGGCCCGCGGAGTGGCCGCGCACGCTGCCGGGCTGGCTCGTCACGGTGTTGAAGGCGAGCCCGTTGGGCGCCTCGATCCCGACATACTCGGTCAGGCGGTGGGACGCCTTGAAGCGGGGGACGGAGCGGAGGTCGCCCAGCACGCCGCGGTAGGTCAGGCGCGCCTGGGGCGCGTCGTGGGCGGCTGCCAGCAGTTCGCGCCAGCTGGAGAACGCATCGAGCTTCCAGCCCTCGTCCAGCATCCAGTCCACGATCGCGCGGACGCCCACGGACTTGCCGTTCTGCCGGGCGACCGACCACAGGGCGCTGGAGTGGAGCAGCTGGCCCCTGGAGTCGTGGCGCAGGGTCGCGTCCACGACGTGGCGCTGCCAGGGGTCCAGCCTGATGCCGAACACCGCCTTGGCATGGGCGGCGACGGCCTTCCCGTAGGTTCCCGCCCACTTCCGGGGCTCGGGCGTCTCGTACAGCGGGGGAACGGCCATAACCGGATATTTCCGTCAGTCTCGTTTTATTCCGGACGGACGCGCGGTCCGCGCATCGTCAGCCAGAAAACTGGCGCCGTCACCTCGCCAGCCTCCACCTCTTGGGCCTGGCAGCGGGCAGGGCAGGGCGCGCAGCCCTGTTGCCCCGCCTGCTGTTGCAGCTGATGCACGCGGCGCGCAGGTTGTCCATGTCGTGCGTGCCGCCCCTGCTGCGGGGGACGATGTGGTCCACGCTGGTGGCGCCCTGCCTGCCGCACAGCTGGCAGACGTGGCCGTCGCGCAGCAGCACGCGCAGCCTGGTGCGCTCCCAGCCAGCGCCGCGGATGCTCACCGCGCTAGACTCGGCGCTGCTCCGGCGCGCAAGGATAGGCATGTCCCCCGCGCCGGAGTCTCCGTGTCAGCCACTCTCAAATCCTTAGAGTCCATTGCGGGCCTCCCTGATAGCGGCGAGGATCGCGGCGGCGCGTGACTGGCAAACGTCACACTCCTCGGGTCCCCACGACGGGACCTGCATTGCCAATGCGTCCTCGTGGATAGCGCGGCCCGTGATGTCCTCGCGGTGCAGCGCCGCCGCCAGCTCCGCCCCGGAGGGCAGCGCCTCGGCCATCTCGTCGCGGCACAGGGCCGCGTCACACCTGTGCGCTCGGCAGTACTCGCCGCCGTCGCGGTCGGCGACGCGGCACCTCGGCAGCGTCGGGCGGTCGTCAGCCATCACGGTCGGCCTCCTCCCTGATCCGGTCCATCGTTCCGGGGGCCTCCTTGGGCTCGCGCAGGACGAGGTTCGCGCCGACGGCGAGGGCGTCGATCTGGACGCTCCGGTCGGGCTCCATCGCCACGAGGCGGAAGATGTCGAGGCCGAGTTGCAGCGACCTCTCGGAGAACGGCTCAGACATCGGCGTGGCCCTCGTCGAG